CGCATCCATCGTGCTGTTAATGATGATCCTAAACTAGAAGGACTAATTAAATATGAAGACTTACCTTATGGCGACTGGGAAGTTCATGACTTTCTCTCTCCGGTTTTTATTGAGGGAGTTGCATATTGTCACTATTTCCCTACTGGTGTTATGGGTCGTCCTGCTACAACGGCTTCAGCCTTGGTATCAAAGATGCATATGTCTTGTATCCAAGGACATCAACAGGGGAGGCAAGTGGCTTATGGCAAGCGTCCTGACGGTAGCACTATCACTTGCATTATTGCAGGTAGTTGCTACGAGCACGATGAAGGCTATCTAGATCACCAGACTAACAAACATTGGCGAGGCGTACTGATGTTACATGAAGTAAACAACGGCAGCTTTGATGAAATGTTTGTATCACTTGATTATCTACGAAAGAAATATCCAAAAGTATGATTAAAGCACCCACACACTACAAAGATACAAAGCTAATGGACTTGTTGATTGAACGGCAAGTTCCATTCGCAGAAGCTAACATTATGAAATATGTATTTCGTTGGCGAGAGAAAGATGGTATGCGCGATTTGTACAAAGCACGGGATTATCTCAACGCTCTAATTGTACATGAAGAACTACAACAAGCAACAACAACTATGGGACTAGCAGACTAATGAAAGGTTTTGGACTAGCCCCACTAAAAAAAGAAGGGGAACTATGTAATCCATTTGGATACACACAAGAAGAACTTGCTGCCATGCCGAAACCAAAATATAATTATACTTATGTAGAACGTAGGGTGCCCCGTAATTTAGAAAGTGAGGCACACGAACTCATTAGCAATTGGTTAATTTCTAAAGGTATTGACATAGAGGAACTTTAATGCAAGCAAACGAATATCAAAAAAAGACAATAGAAACTGCAATCTACCCACAAGCAGGTAGTGGTTCACCTATTGAACTCTACTACCTTGCTATGGGGATTGCGTCAGAAGCGGGTGAAGTAGCTGGCAAAGTAAAGAAACTTATTCGCGATGGTGGTCTTGATAGTGTAGCAATTATGCATGAAGTGGGTGATGTTCTTTGGTACGCAGCACGTATGTGTGATGCGCTAGGCTTTGAACTAGAAGATGTTATGCAAGTTAACTACGTTAAACTAACTAAACGGAAAGACAATGGAACCATTCAAGGAAACGGAGATAACCGTTAAGCCACCGCTAACAGTTAATCACGAAACATCTCAAATCTATAGTGCTTTACGTCAATGTATGCAAAACAACAAACAACTACGTGAAGCACTTGTTCAAGCTACAGAAACAATCCAATTACTAACGGACAAACTAAATGAAACCAATTGTTAAAATTGCATGGCTAGATGCTTGTAGTACTGCTGGATGGCAACATGAACCTACTGCTCCATCTATAAATTACACCATTGGTTATGAAGTACATCATGACGATGAATTTATTGAAGTTGCTTGTACTTATGATCCCAAAGGTGAATACTGGACAGGATCTATTAGCATTCCAAAAGACAATGTTATAACCTACGACATTGTAGAAGAAGGCATAGACGAAACTACAGTGGAGATTATTTTTGAGGCTGATTGATCCTTTATACAATTACACTTGTGTTAATGATGTTGCTTTAGGTGTAGGATTTGCTTTATGTGTTTTGTTAGGATATGTTATAGGACGAATTCATGGTGAATCCTGAGTGGATGTACCGTTGTGATCCTGTTTCTTTTCGTAAACTAGAATTAGAAGTTGAGGAATTACACAATATGATTGCAACATTAGAACAAGAAAATAAACAATTACATGCTCGTAATCAACGTCTTGAAAAAGAACTTGGACAAGAGTATTTGGGATGTAAATATGAGCCTCACAATACATGATCTATTTGATCGCTTAAAGGAACTGGATGAATTATCTATTCTAGAAATTCTAAACATTTCGTCTGAAGATCTCGTAAATAAATTTCAATACGAAATCGAAGATAAGTTTGACAACTTAGTTGAAAAGTTTGACGATGAAGATAACCCGTTCATGGACAGGTAAGAAACAACCCACCAATCCAGATAAAAAAGAGCAACACATTGCTCGTAAAAATAAACGCATTATCCTGCTTAACATTAAGGGTAATGAATACAAACAAGAAATAATTGAGTATAAGAAAAATGCAAATCAACCGTTTTAAAAATAGCTTTAGTGAAAACATCTTTCGTTTCAAGTATGCTCAAGGTCCAGATGATACTTGGGATGCATTAGCTGAACGACTGGTTGACGATGTATGTGGCACACGTGGTGGCAAAGATCGTCGGCTTATGTCAGAAGATGAATGTGCACAACTAGCACAATACATTAAAGAGTTTAAGTTTGTTCCCGGTGGTCGATACCTATGGTATGCAGGTCGCAAGAATAGTTATTTTAACAATTGCTTTTTACTACGAGCAGAAGAGGATACACGCGAAGAATGGGCAGCATTAACTCAAAGAGCCGTAAGTTGCTTAATGACGGGCGGGGGAATCGGAATCGACTACAGTATTTTACGTCCAAGCGGGAAGCCCTTGAGCCGCACAGGGGGTTTATCCAGCGGTCCAATTCCTTTGATGCAGATGATCAACGAAGTGGGTCGGGGAGTGATGCAGGGAGGGAGCCGTCGGAGTGCGATCTACGCAAGCCTTAACTGGTTACATGAAGACATTCCAAATTTCCTCAAAGCAAAGAACTGGTCTGATGATATTCGTGCTGCAAAAGAAAAAGACTTTAATGCACCTGCACCATTAGACATGACCAACATTAGTGTAAACTACGATGACAAATGGTTGTACAATGCAGACCGTGCAAACCTACATACTTTTGTAGAAAACTGTCGTCAAGCTATGCGTACAGGTGAACCCGGCTTTAGCTTTAACTTTGGTGATAAACAAAATGAAACTTTGCGAAACGCTTGTACAGAAGTTACCTCGGAAGATGATAGTGATGTGTGTAACCTTGGCAGTATTAACATCAGTAATATTAGTACTATTGAGGAATTCAAAGACGTTGTATCGCTTGGTTCTAAATTCTTGGTCTGTGGAACCTTACGTGCAGATCTCCCATATGAAAAGGTATACAAAGTTCGGGAAAAGAACCGTCGTCTTGGACTTGGCCTCATGGGTATCCACGCATGGTTACTCCAACGAAAGTATGACTACGAAGTAACACCAGAACTACATGAATGGTTAAAGGTATATAAGGATGAATCAGAACGGGCAGCAGATGAACACTGCGAAAGACTTTATATCAGCAAGCCTGTCGCATATCGAGCCATTGCCCCTACAGGATCAATTGGTATTCTTGCTGGAACTACTACTGGAATTGAACCGCTATTTGCAGTCGCTTACAAACGTCGCTACCTCACAGACGGAACAAAGTGGAAGTACGAATACGTCGTCGATACTACAGCAGACCAGCTAATTAAAGAGTATGGTCTAGATCCTAACAAGATTCAAACAGCATATGGTCTAAGCCATGACTTTGAAAAACGAATTAAGTTCCAAGCAGACATTCAAGATTACGTTGATATGTCGATCTCCTCAACAATCAATCTACCTGCATGGGGTTCCAAAGGAAATAGTGAAGCTGACGTTGAACGATTTGCTGAAACCCTATCTAAGTATGCACCAAGACTTCGCGGGTTCACTTGTTATCCAGATGGCAGTCGAGGAGGACAACCATTAACTGAAGTACCTTATGAAGAAGCAGTCAAGCATAAAGGTGTTGTCTTTGAAGAGAACATTGAACGTGCTTGTGTTTCAGGAGTATGTGGAATCTAATGCATTTATTTCAAATACAATTTATTGCAGGGTGTATGCTCGGTATTGAGTTTCCACCATGTGATGAAGGTGAATCATTTGTTATGACACTTGATCTACTATTTGTACGAATCAATTACGTCATAGTTAAGTAACAAAGACAAAGCCCCCAAGGACGCAAATCCAAGGGGGCTTTTTTTTTACTTACGTTTTGGTGGCATCTTGCCACGCTTCTTACCACAACCCATAAGAACTCCTTAGTAGTAGGGATTTTGACTAGCAATAACTGTGTTAGGACTATAACCCTGTTGACCAGTAGTTAAGTAATCAGGACTAGCAGTAAACAGTGGGTTATTCATAGCACTAATATTACCTGTGTCATAAGCAGTCTCAGGAGCACTACTCATAAACGGACTACTAATATTCTGTAGTGACCATGCTTCATTGGTTAACACATCTGGAGTACCACGACCAAACAAAGATGCATACAACTCTTGTGGTAGTACCTCACCTAGAGTCTGTGTATCTGTAGGATCACGTGGTTTCATAGGCATTTCTGGACGTTCAGGTAAGTTACCGTAATCACCAGCATAATAAATCTTATTGTATTCATCTGCTAGACGATTATACTCGTCCATTGCACGGTTATAGTTACCGTATATATCTAACAGTGTATCTGCCATGTTATTTCCTTAGCATTGATTCAATGGTTCTAGTCTTCTCTAAACTAGCAGAACTACTACCAAAGTAATACCCTATAATCTGTGTATCAATAGCACTTAATACACCAAGGATGTATATGATAATGTCTTTATTTGCGCTGGTAAAAACGCTAGTATCGAAAGCGACAATATAAAAAAGTAGAAAGCTAAGAAGTATAGTACCAATAGCAAGAACTGGGGTAATAATCTTATTGATTGTAGGTGCGTTTTGAGAAACAGCAATTTCTGCTTCACGTTTTCTAGCAGAGTCACGATCTTCTACCTCTTTTGTAAAGATGTTTTCAGTATGCGCCAACTCAGCGATGATTAGATTAGCTTCTGCTTTTTGTTTTTCTGTGGCATCAGGCCAGATACGATCTACAATCTTACTACCAAAATCTATTGCTGCACTAATAGGATCAAAAC